AGATGGAAAACATTGTAGTTAGTTCTTTAGACATAGAACAACCTGCTGATAGTGGATTGAAGTGGACTACTAGAGATTCATCTGGTTGGAAGTTTAGTGGACCTTGTTGTACAAGTACAGGTATAACTGATGCTGGATATGGAGAGTGGACTCAGGGGTACTTAGCATTTAATGATGGTACAACTATAAGAGATCCTTATAGATTTGTAACAGGATTAGTACCTGGATGGGCTTCTAGGACGGTTAAAACTGGGTATACATATCAACAGGTATACGATCAACTTGTCACGTCTTATGGTACAATTATAAGTAGGAGACCAGAGGCAGGTGGGTTTGACTATTGGATTAATTCCTTTAAGTTTAACAGTTGGGATCTTGCTGGTCTTAATAATGCAATCTCTGTAGCTGCTAATCATCCTACTCACGGTGAGTTATTATTACACACTGCTCGTGGTGGATTGAGTGCCAACCTTGATGTATGTGGTAACAACTTAATGTAATGGACAATCAATATGAATATCTTAAGAGACAATACTATCTGGCAACACACATGGAACTAACAGAAGAAAATGTATTAAGGGTTCTTGAAGAACTTATTCCCTATATTGAAGCAGATGGTGGATACCTTCAACTTTATGATATAGAAGATGGATATGTCAAAGTAAAGCTGGGTGGTGCATGTGAGACATGTGCTATGAGTACTATGACATTGAAGCAAGGTATAGAACGTAAACTGATGGAAGAAATTCCTGATGTTGTTGGTGTTGTACAGGTACTATAATGGAACTACCAAAAATTAAAAAAGAAAATTTAACACAAGAACTAAGAGAAGTTGTTGGTGATACTGACCTAGAGTTTGAATCTATAGTAGAACCTTCTGATGTTGTCAGCATACCATCACACATGAAAGATTTCTATCAAGATAAGTTGACAACAGCACAACGCTTGGTAGAATCTAGGAAGAGACATGAGGAGTTAAGAAAAAAGGTTCGGAGACCTTGACAAGTATGTAAAGTTATGTTATTATAAATACCATCATACAAAGGACTCGAAAGAATCGTAACCCTGTGTAGATGTAATACAAGATCCCATGTCGGGGGTCTTATCATCCGCAGGGTTTTCCCTTGCGAGATACTTAAAAATAAACAATCATGTCTATCAAATCAACAATCGCTGCTGTTGCAGCATCTCCATTCCTTCTCGCTGGTGCAGCTTTTGCTGGTCCTTACGTGAATGTAGAATCTAACCTTTCTTATCCTGATGGAGATTATTCTTCTGCTACTACAGATGTACATCTTGGATACGAGGGTACAACTGGTGCTGAAGGTGGAATCGCTTACTACGTCCAAGGTGGTCCTTCACTAGTTCATACAGAATCTGCTGACGATACAGAGACAGAAATCTCTGCAAAGATCGGTGCTTCTTTCAACGTGTCTGATTCTACAGGCGTTTATGCTGAGCTATCTGGTGCTACTGCTGGCGAAGACAGCGATGGCGATACCATCCGTAACTACGGTGCTAAAGCAGGCGTTAAGTTCACATTCTAAGTCGAACTAAATAACTAAACAACTAGGGGAGCATAGCTCCCCTTTTTTATTGTAGAGGAAACTATGAGAAACTTCGCAGTGTATACAAAGGATGATTGTCCTTACTGCTCAAAGATTAAACAGGTATTAGATGGGAAATCAATTCCTTATCGAGAATACAAGCTAGGAGTGCATTATACACGTGAAGCATTCCAAAGAGAATTTGGAAGGGGTTGCACTTTTCCGCAAGTACTGGTAAACTCAGACAAACTCGGTGGATGCACCGACACTGTTAAATACCTCCAAGAAAAAAATCTAATTTGATGGAAGAACTTTACGACCTTGTTGAACATGCTATAGATGCTGCTTTTGAACGAGAAATGTACTTGTTTGATTGCCTTACTTATCTAAAGCACATGAAGGCAACTCGTAAACAAGCTAAAGAATTTATTGATTCTAGTACAGCAAAAGAGTTAGCTCTCTTAGTGTATGATCTAGAACAATATATTAAAGGAGGTTCAGACAATGAACACTGCCAACTTAGAGAAGCATACGGTCATCTAGGTAAACCTAGAGCAAGAAAGTTAAAAAATTATCTTCACCGTATACTGAGCGATGCTTGGACGTATGAACTGTCACGTAAACCAGGGAGGAAGAAACTCTCTAAATAAAAACAGTAGTAAGGAGACCTATGGAAATTGCATTAACTGTATTAATGGTAATCGGTGCATTCCTTTTAGGGGTCACGGTATCATGGCTAGCAAAAGGATACGTTGAAGACTATGTTGAAAACGCTGCTTATGCTAGGGCTGTTATACATCCCGAAATGTTAGACGGCAACGGTAATATAATTCACGATGAATTAATTTACCTTCGCAAAGAAAAAGATTTTTACACTGAATTCGATGAGGATGATGATTAATTATGGTAGCTAAAGGACTTGAAAATAGTAACTCTAGGTTACTTCTTAGTGAGATCTTACGAAAGGTCTCCAATGCAAAAACAAAAGCAGAGAAGGTAATACTTCTTCGAGAGAACAATTCTTCTGCACTTCGGATGCTATTGATTTGGAACTTCGATGAGAGTGTCATCTCTATGGTTCCTGAAGGTGATGTTCCATACACACCTAATGATGCACCTGTAGGTACAGATCACACACGCTTAGAGCAAGAATCCAAAGGGTTCTATCGCTTTGTTAAAGGTGGTCAGGATAGTTTGAAGTCTTTAAAACGTGAGGCTATGTTTGTTCAACTGTTGGAAGGTTTATCAGCAGAAGAAGCAGAGTTATTATGTTTAGTTAAAGATGGACAAATGAATAAGAAGTATAAGCGTATTACTAAGGCAGTAGTACAAGAAGCATTTCCACAAATCGAGTGGGGTAATCGTTCATAATGAACATTCTTCATGAAGACTGTGACCCTACGCTTGCAAAAGATACTAAACTACCTTATAATACTTACGTTGTAGAGTATACTAAGGAGAATAGGATTGCTTATGACATTGCTATGTCATCTAGTTCAGTAGAAGTTTTTGATTTGTACTATGATAAGTACAAAAAAGATTTTAAATTTCTTAAGCAAACTTCTGGAAGAGTTAATCCAAAGTTATGGAATCAACCGAAAGCGAAACCCCCAAAGAAACCAAAGAAATCATGAGTGTATACACAAAGAACACCCCTGCTGATAGGAAAGATATCCAGCGTGGAGCAGAAGTGGTGTCATTTTTTACTAAACCATTGTTCTTAATGTTGTTATGGAATTGGTTAGTGCCAGGTCTTTTTGGACTAGCAACGATTGGATATGTTAAAGCATTTGGTTTATATCTAATCTCTCGTATCCTTTTCAATCACGAACCAATTAAAATAGATTATGACTAACGTTCGTTTGATCTCTGTGACTCCTGACGCAGAGAAGACTATTGGTTATGTTGCAAGGGTATCTAACCCTAAGAACCAGGAGAATCCTAATGTAGCTGGACTACTTAAGTATTGTATTAAGCATCAGCACTGGTCTATATTTGAACAAGCATTTATGACCTTAGAGATTGAGACTACACGAGGTCTTGCAGCACAGATACTGAGGCACAGGTCATTTACATTCCAAGAGTTTAGTCAGAGATATGCTGACACTAATCTACTTGATAGTAAGATTGATGTACCTGAATTAAGAAGTCAGGACTTAAAGAACAGACAGAATAGTAATGATGATATTCCTCAAGAGAAGAAGGAAGAGTATTCAGCACTCATTGCTAATCATTTTGATGATGCAATGAATCTATATAATTCATTACTAGATGCAGGAGTTGCAAAAGAATGTGCAAGATTTGTTCTTCCATTAGCAACACCCACTAGAATCTATATGTCAGGTAGTATCCGTTCATGGATGCACTATATTGATTTGCGTTCTGCACATGGAACTCAGAAAGAACATATGGATATTGCTGAAGCATGTAGGGAGATCTTTATAGAGCAGTTCCCAATCATTGCTGAGGCCCATGATTATGTACACACCCAATAGAACTTACCAACAATGCCTACGTACGATTTTATTAATAAGGAAACAGGTGAGATTACTGAGATTGCTATGTCAATGACTAAGCTTGACCAGTATAAAGAGGAACATCCAGAGTTGGAAAGATACTTTGGAAACCAAGCAACCTCTGCTACTTACGGCAAACCTAAATCCTCTGATGGATTTAAGGAAGTTATGTCTAAAGTACAAGAGGCACATCCACTTGCAAATTTGAGTCGCTTTACATAATGCCAAGAGCTAGAAAGAAATCTAACGGTAACGGTAATGGTACTGCACCACTACAACCCATGTCAAAGAAGATGATGAAGAGGAAAAAACCAATTGATAAGTCATACATGACTGATATCAAACCTCTTACAGACAATCAAACACTTGCGTTTGATGAGTATAAGAAGGGGAAGAATCTTCTGCTGCATGGTGCTGCTGGTACAGGTAAGACATTCATTATGCTTTACCTAGCACTCCAAGAAGTATTGGATGAGGTGTCACCTTACGATAAGATATACATGGTAAGGTCACTTGTACCTACAAGAGAGATTGGATTTCTTCCTGGTGACCATGAAGATAAGTCATACTTATATCAGATACCTTACAAGAATATGGTGAGGTATATGTTTGGTATGCCAGATGACAACTCATTTAATATGCTCTATGATAACTTACGAACGCAAGAAACAATTGACTTCTGGTCTACATCTTTTATCAGGGGTACTACTCTTGACAATGCTATT